GCCCATATTATTTTATTCAATAAATAGTACATTGGGGTATTGCTATCGGTGTGATATATGATTATATAATATGTATAACAAAACCAAGGGAGAATATAAAATGCAAGTTTTTGATTTTACAAATGGTGTTAAGGGTAAAAAAATAGGTGAGATTGCGCGTCCTGACGCATTTGGCGGGTGGCACGTTAAAAAGGGCGACCAGACTTTTAAGGTTGAGTTGTCTAGCCCAGACAATGTTGCGCCGATTGCGCGTAATCGTGAAGGTGTTCATTGGGAGTGGAATGCCGATGCGTGTCATGAGTCTGACGATGGCTTGACACAAATCGACCCGCGTGACTTTGGTGTCGAGGCCGTTTGCTTTTGCGTAGGTCTGTGGAATACATTTGGCCAAGCAATGCTAGGCGATGATGAGTGGACTTGGCAGTGGCATGTCGTTGGTACTAATAATTGGAACCGCGAAGCCTGTAAGTCGGGCATCCTTAAATCAACCAAGGTGGTGGCTTAACAGCCACCGCCCGAAAGGGGAAGTGACGTGCAGTACAAAGAATGCCCAGAGTGTTGCGGCGAAGGCCAGATCGAAACCGAGACAGCCGTTGCGGATTATCAGTGCGGCGGCTATCTTAGGGGCGTGACTGTTGAGTGCCACGTCTGCGATGGATCAGGCGAAGTTGAAATAGATATATTTGAAAGTTAAGAGACAGCGCGTCGGTGCCGCTTCATGCCCGACTCTCCCTCGACTTGCCCCCACTGCCTCAAAGCGGTGGGGGTCTTTTTATTTCTTGCCGATGAACTTGGATGCGCCGCGCATTGCGAACGTGGCCGACACAATCAGGCCGAGGCTGTACTGATACCACTCAGGCATCGTTGACAGAGCCGCAAACCCATCCGCCACTACCTGACGCCCCCAGTCGCCGCAGAACGCCAGTATAAGCGGCACAGAGAACAGCACGGTCAGCCATTCATCTTTCCAGCTAGTCAGGCTACCCTGCGCCATTATCTTTTCCCAGCCAGCCTCATGCGTTGCGGCGACCTTCATCACCTCGGCTTCCGCTTTAGCCTTGGCGACTTTTGCCTCGCTGGTCGCCTTCTTTTCGTCTGCCTTGCCCTTGAGCCAAGAGCCAGCCAGATCGCCCACAATCGGGATCAGTGCCTGTATCATTCTTCAAAGCCTCTCTGTTTCGCCTTGCCTGTTCTTCGGTTGTCCTGTCGTTCATGTCCCACAGGATCATTTTTCATGCCCCAGCCACACCGCAAACGCGCCTGTCATTGCGCCAGTAACGGTGGCCGTCAGGGCTGTCGCCTGTGAAGTCATCGACTCAGGCGGCAGAGCCATAAACCAGCGCAGTGTGTCGATGTACATATACGTCATGACGAACATCATGAGCCGCGGAAGTATCTTCCATTTCAGGAATCGTTCCATCGTTAATTCAGCCATCAGCCAGCCCCCTCATACGCTCCACCAGCCGCCTCGCGCGGTTTGGCACCTGTGTGTACCACTTGGAGTCAACCATCTCGTCTGCGGCCTTCTGCCAGTCCCTAGCGTCAACGCCAGCCCTCATTCCTACGAACTTGGACAGCCGAGGCCGCCCGATGTTGAACATCATGTTTGCGATGATGTGCTGGCACGTCTCCGGCAGATCATCGAAGTCACTGTAAAGTGCGTGGCACTCGTCAACCGTCACGGCGATGTCCAGCTTGAATAGCTGGTTCACTCGCTCCTGCTCGACAACCGTGCCGACTGGCTGACCGTGTTCTGGGTCGGACTCGACAATCAGGTGACCGATTCCGGTTGTTGGCAGTCCGAGGTGATCCAAGTATATCTCGTACTTGCACCCCTCATCTTCGGCAATCTCCTGCCGCAGTTTATCCAAGTTCATCTGTTGTTCCTTTCTCTGACGATCTGTACCGCCTTATCCCACGTATCCGCCTCAATATCCGGCTTCTCAAAGTAGCTGGCCTTGACCCGCTTGCTCTGCTGGTTGACCTGCTCCGTGGCGAGAGCGATGCACCTGCGAGCATTAATTGCACATAGTAGTAAGATATCATAATCCTGAACGCTCGGTAATGTCTTGGCCTTTGATGTGCCGTTTCCCGCCGCAAGCTGGAAGTGGTAGCCGGACAGGCGGTGATGTTTAACTTTTGTCAGCGTTGCCGACTTAACCTGCACCCGCAGGAACTCATCATCATACCACGCGACAAGGTCAACTTTATCCTGCTGTGCCATCGACACCCTCCAGCCCCTTTCCATTATCGAGGCGGCGGCCAAGTATTCGCCGATCAGTCCGGTTGTGGTGGACATTACTTCATTGCGTCCCGAATGCTCTGCATTGTGTCCTTGAGGCTCATGCCCTTGGGCTTCGGGTTGTACTTGCATTTATATTGGCGTTGGCAACCCAGATGCAGACTTGATGTGTGCGACTCCTCTGTGTTGTTTGCGCCTTGGTAGAAGCACAAAACCTCAGTGTTTGACAGCTTCTCCATCGCCGCCAGTCTGCACGTTGTCATTTTCGGGTCAGCCGCGTATGCCTTGAACGCCACCAGCGCAATTAGCCCGAACGCAACAACGCCCATAATTAAGTAAAACAGCATAGTCAGGCCGTCAAAAATCTCTTTACGTTGTGCCGCCTTTTCTATGGCTTCCTGCTTGGCGCGTTCACGCGCGGCCTGTAGTCTGCGGCCTCGCTCCTCAACAATGCTTTTCCAAGTGCCTGAACCAAACCGCAGATCAACCAGCATAGACACTTCATACATCTTTTCTTGCGCCAACTTTGCATCTATCATTTCTGTAGCTACGCCGCCGATGCCATCCATAGCACCAACGCCTGATTTTTTATTGCGCTGTTTGTTGACCTGTGACTGACCATCGAATAGCTGGTCAATGTAGCCCGCAATTTCTGAAATATCATTTGCGGTGCCGATAGCCGATTTTATGGCATCGGTAGCACCTTTAACAAGCGCAATGCCAGCTAATGCAGTGCTAATCGGTTCCATACTATTTTCGGTTCTGGATGATGATAACGATCAACAGCGTTATGGTTATTGCGTCGATGATTGATAGGGGTATCATGTCAGCCTTTCTTCACATTCTTCCAAATGCGGATGCCAAGCAGGATCAGACCACCGATACCAAGAACCAGCGTGATCCATTCGTTCAGCGCGGGCAACCAGATCGGGCTGGTTATCCCTGCGGCACTGGCGGCGTAATCGATGTCGGCATCGTTCATTTAAGCCTCCAACGCTGTGATCCGCGCTTCTAATTGCTCTATTTTCTCAACCGACTCGATTAAAGCCTTTGTAAGCAATGGGACAATTTTAGCTTGATCAATGCCCTGATAATCAGGAACTGACCGCGTACCCATTTCTGCGGGTGTTACCTCATTGCCATCGTCATCAAGAACTGCTGGTGTGATTTCGTATTCTTCATCACGCATTGCATCCTTAGTGCCTGTCACAGCCTCTGGTACGACTGCCTGTGCTTCGTGTGCTAAGAAGCCATCGACTGTGGTATCTGCGTCAGCAATGAAGTTGAAACGTGCTGGCTTGAGTTGCTTGAGTCGGGTTGTAGCATCCCAATCATATGTGACATTTTCTTTTAGGCGGTGGTCGGATGACGTGTTGTAGGATGTGTTTGTGGTGCTAGTTGAAATTGACCCAACAGTATTGTCCCCATTACGAAATGCCATTGGATATTGTGTAGAACCACTATTGTGAAGTATCCTTACGCCTTCACGGTTGCCACATTCAAACGTGACTTGTGAACCTACCTCTGACGTTGTGTTAAGAAGTAATTGGCCAGCCGCATTAATACGAAGCCTCTCCGCACTACCAGCACTTACATCACATATCCGCAATCCATAGTTGTTTTGTTCAATCTTAAAACTGCGAGTGCTACCTTCTATCTGAACAACACCTCCAAGATACAGGTCTTTGAAACGACTGCTTCCAGCCTCACCTAAATCAATTGCATTGTCTCTGGATGCACCTGAAGCATCGCACGGTTGTATGCGATTACCGTCACCGTTAAATTTAAGACCAACATCATTAGTGTCGTCAGAGGCAATGTAGAGGTTGTCACCATCTGCAATCCCGATAGCCCCAACCGTACTGATGTTTAGATTGCCTGACGCAATAATAGTATTGCCTGTTCCTGCGGGATCAATCTGTACGTTGCCATTGGTGTCTGTGCTTGAGATCGTGTTGCCGTCTAGCTTCAGATTATCCACCGCCAGAGCATCAATCGCGTCAGTGCCGTCAGAGAAGTTTTTCAGGTGCGTCATCTGCTCCCGAAGCGCGTTATTGACTGCACTGGGCAACATGCCTTCCGCCACAGAAATATCGCCTATGACATCATTCGATGCGTTAGTTGCCGAGTATTCGGTGAGTTTATCTTTAGCCATCAATCGGCTCCTTTAGTATGGTGAGTCGCCCAGTACGCTAGTATCCCAAGCCGACTTCAATTCCGCAATGGTGGAAGCAGATGAAATAGCCGATGCGGCGGGTGCGTCACGCAGTGCGTCTTTTGCCGTGGCAATGTCTGTGGTGCTTGCGCCAGACTCTAACGCCTTCATTAATTCTACGTCCTTTTCTTCAAGCAGAGGCTTACGCGCTTCGCGCACCTTATCCTTAAATATCACCTTCGCCGCGTCCATATCCTCGGATATAACTGTTCCGCTCAATGACCACGCGCCGCGAAAGTGGCGGTCTGATGGGACAGTAGCGGTGGAAGCGTCAATCTGGTTGTTGTCTTTATCAACGATGTAAGTCGTAGCCATTGGGTTTCTCCTATGCGGCCATTAGGTCAATGGACAGATCATCGCTGATCTTCCAAGCATTGCGCCACTCACGCGTGGCGGGTAATTGGTCTTTCCGGCAAATAACCATCTTCTGCTTATTGCCGTCATTGTAAGTGCGCCACACTGAGGCGGGGCAGTCTTTCATAATTAAGTATTCAATAGCCTGTTCTTCGGTCATAGCATCAATGGGCTTGGTGTTGTGAAGCAAATGCCCTCTGGTGTGCCTCACAAAGTCAGGCTTTGCCTCATCCTTTGCTAGTTCCCAATACACTTCAACAGGAGGCAGGATACCGCCCTGTAGCGCACACGCCATCCAGTTAGGGTCAGGAACCAATATCTTTGCACATTCATCAACGCTGTCCTCATACACTACGCGATAGTCAGACTGATGACCTTCTAGGTTTTCCTTTGCCCAACACAGTCGGTCAAATAGGTGTGTGCCTTGAAACTCAGGTGTCTGCATTATGCTAGGTCTCCGTGGGCTACACCCGAACTGCTAGTGTCATATAACACTCTAGCGTTACTTGAATTATAATACGCCTCAATACCAAACCCGCCTGTTGTACGACTACCAGTAGTAATATCAGAACTAATAACCCCTGCTGATGTGTTGTCCTCATTACCTAATGATATAGCCGCGTGTGCAGTCGAGAATGCACTTACATAATTTAGACCTCTGTCACCCACACCATCGTCATCCAAAGAGGAAATATTAAAACTATCGTCAAGAACATTTCCTACAGAACTAATATCAAACCAAGCCTTCGCACTACCATTCACAACGTACTGCGTATCCAGCGACCCTGCGGTGCTGTGTTCTATCTGGTCTGCTTTGATTTTACCGTTTGCCATATCTTTTCCTATCCTATTAAGTAACCGCTACAGTAGGTGAAGGCACCATTGTTTCCAGCACCAAAGAATGGGC